CCCAAGCACTCAAGCTGGTATAATCCGTCCCTGCACCATTGTCTGGGTCAACTATTTTAACACTCTCAGTTGCCATTATTGCCTCTGGTCAACGATTTTTAAATCTTTTGCACTTACCTCAACTATGCCTTTCTTTAAACTATCCTCTATTCCACTAACATCAATCTTATACCGCCTCCGTGCTATTGTATGGATTTCTGGTTCTTCTTCAACTTTGATATTGTAGTCTGGCTCATTCACTGTTACTCCAAAATGACTTAACTCTTGAGCCACTAGTTTACATTTTTTCAGGCATTCACTTTGTGCAGTGTCTTTGTCTGTGCTTGTAACAAGAACACCAAGTTTATCTGATACAGCATGATACCTAGAGCCAATAATTATTTTATGAAAATCAAGAAGATGAACCAAATCCTCTGGCTCAGCATCCTTAACTCGGATAATATAGAACTTTTCTTTGTTTAGTTCTTCCTTACCCCATTTCCAACCATCAGGCTTAATTACAACCACATAGCCTTTTTTATAGCAACCCCGCAGGTCTTTTACTTCATTGCTGTGGGTTGCATCACAAGCTTTTACAAGCAATTCAGCAGGCATCATTGAACCTCCACTTGAAAGCTTTGAGGAACTTCAGGCACTGGATAGGGAATATAGATTGTTACCTCAGTTTTGCCACTTTCATTATCTGCATTCTTCGCGCTTAAACCAAATGTGTAATTTTGTCCAACTGAGATAACATCATAAGTAAAAGCCTCTTCAAAACTCTTCATGCCTGTTTCACCATCACTGCATTTAGAGGTAAACTCCTGTATTTGTGTCCAAGTATCGTCTGGATTTTTCAAATACAAGACAAACTTTGTTTCCCAGCCAGGACAGTCATAACCCCACCGAGCTATAAAATCCATTGCTGTAGCCTCTGGAACGATGATGTAGGTATGAACCACAGCACCAGCCAATAAAGGTAAAAGCATTAATACAAAAGCTAATGTAGTAATTAATTTTCTCATTCCTGAACCTCCTTACCATATATTTTTCTAAATAATTTAGCCATTTTATTTTCATCTTTTTTATTTGAACCTGCATAAAGCAAGTCTTCTACCTCTACCATCACTATCTCTGTCTCTCTTAACTGGAACATATTATATTTAATTCTAATCCACCACTCATCAGCATGTTTTTCTACTCTCCATTTCAATTTAACTTACAATGGCAAATCCGTATAAATCTTCTGAGCTAGCACTGCCTGTTATTGTAATTTCATTACCTGATACCGTGCAAGCAACTGAAGTCCCATCCTCTTTCATAAGACAACAACCATGAACAGTCGTATAATCTCCTAATACAATTGTATCATCCGTGCTTGCAGAAGGTGCTTTAAACTGCACTCGCCTTTTCTTTCTTAATAACTCGCTACTTATGATTTCTTCACTTATCTCTGCCATTCAATCCTCCTTATTCTTCAATTTCTAAGAACGGCGTTAAACAAGACATCTCTGCTGGAGTTATCTCTACCTTTATCTTTTGCAAATCCTTTAGTTTGACTTTTACTACATCCAGCTCCATCTCTATCTCTTGCTCTTGTAGCTCCCTAAGCTCTTCAATAAACTTAGATATATTTTCAATTTGATAATTACCTTGAGCATCTACTTTAAATTTGCCTTTTTCATCTTTCACGCTGTATTTCTCTGCCAGCTTTCGCTTCATAGTAAAATATGGTTCAGCCTCTTTCCCTATTTTGTCAAAGTTACGGGTAATCCAAAAAGAGAGAACCATAGGCAACTGTTTTTGCTGGAGTTTTTGTGCCTCAACAGCGAACTTCTCAAAAAACACATTCTTTACTTTTACTTTCTTTTTCATCTATATTGCCCCTCCTTTAATTGCTTTCCCTTGCACAATTGTCCAATATGTTTAAGCCCTCTTCAACTCTGTAATATTTTTGCATTGTTGGGCAACTATAAAATGGCCTTTTAAAATAACCTTGGTTAGTTCTATATAACATTGAAGTTATAGTTACCTTATGTTCATCTAACCAAAAAAATATCATCATACAGTTTTCATTTACAACTTTCAGACGAAGCCAATCAGCACTACTTAACCTAACATTAACAACAGGCCAATGAGATAAATCCATGTCATCAAAATATACAGTGGCTGGGTAGGAAGAGGTCTCATAAAAATAATCTCCATGCGTATCCACATTATCCCCCTCAATTCTATACTCATATCTATTCTCTTTCACATCAAACTTCAAGAACCCATTGGTGGTTCCAATACAGGTAGGAATTGCTCGGTTGTTTGTTTGCAGTCGCATCTCATAGTAGCTCCATACTCCTTGAATATCAAAACCCCTTTTAAACAAGGGGTCACTTCTGAAAGTAAAATGATGTGGGATGGTAACAATCCCTACCATAAAAACCCCTAATAACAATAAACTCCCTTCAGCCAATCTCTTATTCATTACTTACCCTCCATATTATTATACTCATTTTACCCTCTTTCCTTAATGTCCTTCTAACGCTTCTATCTTTTTACTTAATTGCCTTATAGCACCTAACAACAGGCTTAAAGTAGCTGTCACATCCAATGCTTCTATTCTCACCGTTACTTTTTTATCATCCTCATAAGTTATTTCTGCATTTTTGGATAAAATACTTTGTAAATGCTCTTCAAAATCTTCTTCATCTTTCTTTAAATCACTGTATTTTATTGTCTTAATGAATTTGGGTAAAGTCTTATAATCTGCTTTGGGAATTTCCTTTGTTGTGTATTTGTCTTTGCTAGCCTTAATATTTTTGAGTAGTTCAAGCGGGTCTGCTATTTCTTCCACCATTCCAAGTGAGCAAACACCATTTGCTGTGCAATAATAAACATTGTTCCAAGCATAGTTACTCAATCCATTATCATAGGTAATATGCGATGAAGGTGCTATCCTGCAATGAAAATCTATTCTACCTGTGCCCTTATCATACAACTCATCAGTGCGAACATTTTTCCCATAAATATTGTTCCATGCATAAGAGCTACTCCCAAGGTCATAAGTAATATTTGAATACGGTTTTACCGACCTATAAATAGTGATGTCACTAGAAATCTTCAATCTAGCTTCAGCATTTGCTTTGATAGAAACATCGCCTCCAGTGCCTGCTTGTAAAATTAAATTATCATTAGCTTCAACATATATATCGCCTGTGTTATAAGCTAAAGAAAAAACACGGCCCTGCAACACTCCATCTGCATAAAAACGAACCTGACAAAGAGTATTTTGCTCACCAATTTGCACAAAATCATTATCATCCCCCAAATGAGCTTCACCTCTAAAATATGGGTCTTCACTTATATCCACTACCATTGTGCCTGATTTATAAGCTCGTAAGCCATTGCCATCTAAAATACATCCAGTAGAAGGGGGAGAGCCTGTATCCAACTGCGTAGTAACAATATATCCTGCATTGATTTTTGTAGCCGATATATCAGAAATCTTGACATTGGTAATGGTAGCATCTGTTATATAAGCACCATGAATACTAGAGCCACTCTGTGCAACCAGTTTGCCTTGAACAGTAAAGGTTGAGCCATCCCAATACAAATAATGGCTGCTAGAACCAACTCTAAAATTCCCCCCAGGATACCAGTAATTATAGCTGTCAAATACTAAGTCCCCTTTGATTGTCAATGTTGTGCCATTCCATGTAATCTTTTTCCCACTAGAACTACCCACAGAGAACAGTGGAGTGCCACTATCATTTGCACCTAGGAAAAACCCTGTGCCTGTATCAAAAGCAGTTTGCCCCGAACGGATAAAACCACCAGCATCAGCAATAAAACCACCAGTAACTCTAACTGTGCCCGCTACAAACAAGGTAGCTTGGTCTCTATCCCAGCGCAACCCATAACCATAACCTGAAGGCAAGTTTTCCCATGCAGAGGGGACGGTGGTATAAATGGTTATATCACTAAACTGAGTTAAATCGTCCCAATCATCCAGCTCAATGGAGTATCGGGTAGCTGTCACCTTGACCAGTAAATCACTACCTATCTCTATACTGTCTATGACTACTTTATACTCACCACCATAGTTATCTCCATTTATTGTGATTACATCCCCTGGTTCAAGTGCCAGCAATTCACTTCTACCAGTAAAAGATATTTGAGCAACTTTGAAAAACTTACGCTGAAACACTAAGCAGGCTAGCTTTTGGACATGAACTGCATTTTGAACCCAAGGAATAAATACTGTTTCATCGCTAATATAATCAGTGGTAGAACCTTTACCTGGGACTAAGGCTTTAAGCATATTGTCCTGTGGCTCGTCCTCTTTTTGCCATGCCACATACCCACTATCAGATAGCTCCTCTGATAGTTTGGAGTAATCAAAGCTTTCCTTGACTACTAATGAAGTGGTAATTGTCTTTTGGCTTGTCTTAGATAGGACAGACAGCACTAGTTTATCTCTAACCAGTATTCTAGCATGGCACATATTTAGTAGAGTGGATAGCATAGACTGTCTAGTTGATTTTTTCCAAAAACCACCATTCCACTCCAAACCCCAACTAGTAAAAGTAGAGGCTGCACTGGTAAATGAATCATCATCTATCTCATCATCAGGCACACCAAAATCTTTTAGTATCTCTTTTATAATGTTTGCTGGGTTGGTAGTAGTGTTGTAGCTAAATTTAGTTGGCATATCCAGTATCTTTTGCCCACTAATCCATACGCCACAAGCATCTGGAGTGCCATCTAAATTAGAATCAGCTATGATAGGCTGAAACACCCGCCAAGAGTTACCGAACTGGTCTGTCTTAGTGGATTGAGTAAAAGTATAGCTAGAGGAAGACCATGACTGTTTTATGCCCCATTCAGCAGGTGTATGAACCTCGGCAATTGTATAAGTATTGTCAGTAGAACCGAGCAAGTAATATCTATCCCCATCTATCTCCACAGGCCGTAAAGGAATGTATGCAGTGCCAAAACATACAGGCACACAAAGGTCTTCATCTTCATAATAATTGTCTGGGAATAAGGCTTTTACATATTGCGTGTTAGGATATGCACCTTCTAAATACTTTTGTAAGAAGTCTTCACACTCTAAAGTAATTGATTGATAGCTTCCATAAGCCCTTATAATGTTAAACTTCCATTTGGCAATCAGAGTATCATCTATCAATAAGTAAATTAAAACACTGCCATCTATAAAATTGTCTGCCGTGTAAGCATTGTCTTTGTTTCCTATTTCAATTCTCACTTCATTAGGTGCGATGATACCTGCTTCTGATTGATTTCGGTTTAAAGTGATACCAGGGAAATCTACTATATTAAAAGAGTAAGTGGTTGAATTGTATGTGTATTCCCTAGTTGACCAGTGGTATGAATTATCATATTTATCCGTTATATCAAACAGCCAAATGGCTGATTTATAAGTTTTACCTAGTAAATAATTTTGTGTGCTGTCCAGACTTCTCATTTATCCCTCTGAATAATTACCTAAAACTCTCAATCGCACTGGGTCAATTGAGTATAATCCTCCTGCTGCTATTGTCCTTTTCATTTTTGTATCAAATCGCACTACATAGTCATGGCTGTCTTTAGGATTTTGCCATTTAAAGGTCTTTGTCTTCTCCACCCCTAAATAAAAACTAAACAATTCATTACTTTCACTTTTTGTCAATGTAGGCCATTTTAAGGTAACATAAAACTTTACATCCCCTAGCTCTATCCGCTTTTCATCAAATCCACTACCTAGCAATATTTTTTGCCAAGGTTCGCCATCTTCCACCATTGTCTCTTGTGGTTCTATGGGCAAAGAGTAATCATAATCAGGTGTTAAAGAATCCAGATAGTTCCACATTTCACCTGTCATCCTCTCGTAAGCACCAATGTCAACCCCTTCACCTCTTGGAACAGAGTTACCTTCATAATCTTCCGTCAATCCAACACCTATCCCTGTATCAATACAGGGGGAAGAAATTTGGAGATGGAAGTCATAATTATCTGCATCTATAAAGAGTGGATTTTGACATAAAGAATGAGAGTCTTGTGAATGGTCATGAGACCAATAACCCGACTCACTCCCAAGAATATGTGCATAATCATAAGTGTCGCCATTCCAATATATGCAATTCTTACTATCTGAGTCTTCATAAAACAGGTTATAATCAGAATCCAGATTAAGAGTGCCTGAAGAAGCAAAATATAAATCATAACCATTGGCATCTTGGAAAAGGCCAACTATATTATTTTTGAAGGAAAGAGCTAGAGTTGAACCCGAACCCACACTAATACGAACATTTGTCTTTACACCTGTTCCAGGTCCTCCATCATTTTTCCAAAATACATTATTGAATATCTTAACATTTGCAGTCCCTGTAGCAGTGCCCATTATAAGGCCACCCCAAGGAGAAGTCCCACTATCCTGTTCTCCTATCCCATTATTAAAGACAATATTATAATAAATTTCATAGTCTCCATTTACTCCCTCCAGTGAAATTCCCTTACCATCACAGTTATAAATTTTATTATATCTAATTGTAACATTAGTTATATTTCCACTATCAGCTCCACCTTGAGAGATGCAAATCCCTTTACAATTTGTGCTTTTTTCTGCATAATCTGTCCCATTATCATGTATTTCATTATATTCAATCGTAATATTGTAAGGCTCTTGAGAACCTTCTGAACTAAAGGCAGATATAGCGATTCCCTCTTTATCCCCTGTAGAAATGCCTTCTGAATTGAGAGTATCTTTCTTCCCAATATGATGGACATGGCAATAACTTATCGTAATATCTGAGCAATCAGCACCAATATTAATCCCACGCCTTCCAATATATGTAACTTCAGTGTTTTCAATATCACAATTAGTAGCATTATTAAGACTTATTCCGAAAAATCCTCCAAAATGAACCTCACAATTGGAAATCTTACAAGAATTACAATCATGAATTGCCACCACGGTGCGAGATTTATATGGGTCAGCAGATGTATAAGCCCCTGCTTCAAACCTCAAATTCTCCACTTTTATATAAGATTTCCCATTGATATAAAGTGGATATTTTCTAACCCCTAATTCAAGAACATGGTCATCAGGAGTGCCTGAAGTTGGTTTATAATAAATATGGTTGGAGTCACCGCCAAATTGACCTAGACTTAAATCAGCAGGGTCTGAAGATTGTAACCTATACAATTTTTCACCATCTTCCAATAGAATCTGGTGTTCCCATATACTATCACTAATTTGCCAAACACCATTTTCATCTGGTCCTGTCCAACCTGTCTCAATATCTGCCCCTGTTATCTTAGGTTTATCACCATTCCCATACGCTCCAAAGGTAATAAGATTTCCATCTGAACCAGAAGAAGGAACGGTTAAAGTTTCTCGCCAAACTTCCCCTCTTTTAAAATATATATTATCACCAGCACTAAAACTAATAGAGTTTACTTTAGATACAGTCTTCCAAGGCTGGGTTTGTGTCCCAGGGTTGCTGTCATCACCTAAAGTTGCATCTACATAATAGCTAGCCATTTCTCTTCTTTTCTAACCATTCGTTTATTTCTTTTTGAGTAGCTACTCCTTTATCTTTTAAAAGAGCAACCAATGCAGTTATTTCAGTTAACAAATCTTGCAATTGTGCAGTTCTAGTATTCAATTCTTGTTCCACTATCTTTAATGTTTCAGTTCTTACCTTTCTAATCTCCCCCTCAAGTAAAACAATCCGTTCCAAAAGCTGTTTTCTGGTTGGTTTCTTAAACTTAATAAATCTACCCATTCAAAACTCCTAAGTTAAATCTACATATCTCCAACTTCCATTTACATAAGCATAAAGCCTTTGACCTGGGTTAGACGCATTAGTGTCTGCTGCTAAAATAATCAAGGCACTAGCACCAGTTGGAGGGGTATAATTTGTGAAATTACCACCATAATCATCTACATCCTCTCTTACTCTAACACCTTCGGTAAAATAACCTTTTCCAGACGCATGGACTGCCTCTTCAGGGTCTGCTACTCCTATGCTAACACTACCCTTTAAAAATGTCTTTGTAATACTATCATTCCCTAATACTATTGTATTGCTTCCTTTTCCAGTCGCATCATAACCGATTACTATCTCATTAGTAACACCATCAGCAGATGCTTTGGTATCAGAACCAATAAAAATACATTGATTAGAAGTTTGATTAGGGTCAGAGCCGTTAGCAATATATCGTCCTGCATTATATCCTATCCCTACATTGTAATCTCCAGTAGTATTATTTCCAAGTGCCCGATTTCCTAATCCTGAGTTATAATCACCACTAGAATTGTAAGAAAGCACTCGTGTTCCTAATCCTGAATTATACCTACCAGTAGTATTAGCATGAAGTGCATTATACCCCACTACTGAATTTTCAACTCCAGAAGTGTTTGAGCTAAGAGCTAACGGGCCAATCCCTACATTCTGATAACCAGTAGTATTGGCATGAAGCACATCATCTCCTATCCCAATATTATAGCTACTATGGTAAGTTTGAGTTGCTGTTGACCCCATAGTGAGGTTACCCGCATTCTCACCGATAAAGAGATTATGCCCAACAGTGGTTACAGTTCCATTATCACCATAATTAAAGTTATGAAAAAACGCAGTCCCTTCTTTGTATATAATCCCATACTGATTGGCATGAGTGGTGTTCTCTAGATTTATACTACCAGTCATATCAAGTTGATAACTAGGACTCTTACCCAGCCCTAACCTACTATTTGTCCTATCTACATATAATGGTTCAAGAAAACTAAGCCTGAGCAACCATCGCCCTGTGTTTGAGCCTACGTCATCAGGTGTAATTACATCTGGTGAGCTTTCTGAGGATGAGCTACTAGCATCAAAGACATGAACATAAATATAATCATCTGTCACAGTGAATGCTAACTCGCCGTCTTGCAATGAATTATATGGCAAAGCATCAAGAGCACCTGAAGCCCCGCCAGTTAACGCAACACATGAATATACTCGTTTATCTGCCATACCCTAACCTCTTCAATCTAAATCTAATGTATCCCACCCCAACACTCGTAAATCAATTGAAAAACTATCAGCATAAAATCCTCTTTTAAGACCACTCTCTAAATCCGTATCAAACCGCACTACATAAGTGCAGTTATCTGTGGGATGTGTCCATTTGAAAGAATTAATCCTACCATTAGCCTTATTTTCATTAAAATAAAAATCAAACAGTGTTGCAATCTGGTTTTTACTTAGTTGAGGGAAGTTCAGTGTGACTATAAAAAATGGTTCACTCATAGCCACCCTTTCCTCATCATTGTCTTCTGTCTCAACTATCCTACACTCTGTATCTATATTCTCAGACAAACTCTCCACAGGTAAATCAGGAAACTCTGCATCATAATCTGGTTCTTTGTGAGGTAAATAATCAGCCATTTTGCCTGAAATACTGCACCACTGCCATCCATCACCCCATTCCCAACCATCTGCCCATTGCCAAGAGAAAAATGACTTAGCCACTAGTGCGACACCCTCCTTACTTGCTTAATCAGTTCAGAGTGACCTCGCCTCATTTGCTCGGCTGTAACTGTTGCTATTTCTCTACCGTCTATATGCAGATGGATAGATTGAGAACCAGACCCACTAGTTACACCAGCACTTAGTAATGATGATGCAATTGACTTACCTAGTTTATCACTGTCAATCTCAACCTTAATATTTGTATTACGTGGTAATATTGTTTCCCCTGCATGGAGATGATATAGACCCTCTCTTGTAGTTACTCCACCTGTTTGTGCCGATGGAACGCCAGTTAAATAATTGTATATTTTCTCTAGCCAGTTTGCTGTTGCTGTAAGCAGTCTAATATCTTCTGGCATTTGCTCTTCTATCTGCTTTGCAAGATACTCACCCACTTCTCTTAGACGGTCATGGATTGCCATCATCCTGTTGGCATACTCTTGTCTTAGCAATGTAATTTGTTGCTCTGCTTGGGCATCTATTGCAGCTAACCGTGCTGATAAATCACTGCCAATATTGTTCATTGAACGCTCAATATCTCTAGCCCTATTTTCTAGTGCCTCTGTCTGCCTTTCTATTGCATCAATCTGTGTCTGTAATAAATCTATTTCAGAAACCGCATTATTTTCAACATCCTGTAAGGTGCTTACTACTTGTTGCCAAATGTCTAGGTATTGACTTGGTGCATATATCTTAGCTATTTCTAAATACCTCTTTGAAAATTCAATTAGCTCTTGTGCAGCTTCAGGACTAGTCTTTGCTGCTTCCACTAGTTCAGCCCATTTGACCTGATAGGCAGCCCAAGACTGCACTGGTGCTTCAGGGCCAAACTGTAATTCTTGTAGCCTTTGCTTTATACTATCTATCACACCTTTCCATTGTTCTTTAATGCTTTCTAACTCTCTCTTTTGTTCTCGGAGTGCTGAGGTTTCTTCTTGTATTCCATTCAGCCTCTCCTGCATCACTGCTCTTTGTGCTTCCGCTTCAGTCCTGATTTGTGCTTTTCTTTCTTCTGCCCTTGCCCTAATGGCTTGTGCCTCAAATTCAAACTGTCTCTGTAATAAGCTAAAATATGTTGAGGCATCTGCAATCAACTCATCCCATCTACCTGCCAAGGCATCAATATCACCCCAGATTGGCCCCCATTTAGTTTCTAATTGTGCAACCTGCCATGAAACAAAAGCAGGCTCAGGCAATCTAAATTGCTGAATGGAGACATATAAAGATTTAAGAGGTGCAATTACTGATTGTTCTATAAGATTTTTAATCTTCAATGTGACAGCAAGCAGCAACCTCTCTGTGGACAAGCCCAAAGAAGTAAGCTCAGCTAGTTTTTCCTGATACCAGCTTCTTATCTCTCGTAAATTCTGCTCAAATGAACTCAAAGTATATTGAGCAATAATATCTTCTATCTCACCAATGATAGAAACCACTGTTGACAGGTATTCATTGACAGTTTGTCCAAACTCCTCTGCTTTCTTTTTTACTTCTTCTTCCTTTAGCCCCTGCACTTCACCTTTATATTTCTCTAACATATTTACGAGTTCATTAGCAATCTCATCCTTATATATACCAACCAATCCCTCTCCATATTTATCCACTAGGTTCATGATTGTTTTGGCATAAGTGAAAGCAACTCCTAATGATGGTAATACTTCTCTGCTAAGTCTCTCATATAACTTTTTCATTTGCTCATTCCAGCGATGTCCAATCCCACCAACTAGTTCGCCAATTTTAGGTAAACCAAATTTTTCAAATAAATCCATACCAAGCAATCTATTATATTCTTCTACAATTGGCACTGCCCAAGCATTGTATGTTTGTGATACCAGTTCATTAACAAACTGCTTAGCTAGATTTTCCATGTTTTTCTTACCAGCACCAAAAGTCATTTTAATGCTAGGCAATTCTTCAAATCTCATTGTTGAAGGAAGAATACTTTGGTAAAAATCAACCAAATCATCTACAAAACTACCAAATGCCTGTGTAATCTCATCCATGCTTCCTTTGACATCTCTCTTTTCCATTATTGTGATTCTAGCAAACTTAGTCTTATACATTGCATAGATTTCAGTATGTTCATCCAGATATTTTTCAATCTCCCTCATATACCCTTCAACATAATCTAGACTATCACTTAAACCTTTTAATGATATCTCTGCTGTTCCACGGATAGTTGGCCATTTACGGCTAAACATTGAGGTAAATAAAGAAACTATGCCAGCTACAGCAAGACCTATACCAGCACCAAATGCTGCCCCACCTAGCATCGCACCGAGTGTTCCACCAGTTCCACCTAAAGCTGCACCCACAGCTCCCAAAGTTTGACCTCCAATTGCACCCAATGCTCCACCAGCTAACATACCCGCTCCTAAAATGGGTCTCATAGGAATTCCTCTTCTCAATCCAATCTGAGTTATTGGTATCCCCGCTGCACCAGCACCAACACCTACCCATTCAACTCTACCTTTAAAGATTGCTCTTCCAATTTCTGCTGCTGTGATTGTTGCCATAGCAATTACAGGATGGCCTGTAAACAAGGCTGCTGTTGCACCAGCACCACCAATAGCACGCCAAGGTTCACTTCCCACCATTCCAGCAATGCCATATGTAGCAGTGCCCAGTGCTCCCAGCAATTTACCTGTTGAGCCTTTAAGCCAATCCATAGCAGAAGACCAAATGGATTTTATCTTTTCTAAAGGGTTTCCAAATGCTTTAGGTAAGTTTATTTCTAAATTTCCAATTAAGGTTTTTTCCCATTCAATTTTCTTTGTAATCATTCCAGCTAAACCCGTTGCAAACTCTCGCACTAAAGCATCTCGCATAGCCTTAAAAACATCTGAAAGTTTCCGAGTTCCTAATACTATGCCTTCAAAAGCATCTGAAATTGTATTTTGAAAAGTTTGTGCTAAATCTATAGAATAAGTATATATATCTCTAAAGATTTCTTTTCCTTTATCTGCTCCTGCTCTTCTTATTGCATTTATTGCATCTTCAGCATCTTTTTCTACTTGAACTCGTTTTTTAACCAAGTTAACAAGCATTTTTAATTCTTCTTGTGTCAATTGGTCAAGTGATGTTCTGCCTTCTTTCGCTGCTTCTTCTCTAATTCTTCTTGCCATCGCTTCAATCTTTTTCAGCATTGCATTTCTGATAGATAAAACTCGGTTCAATTTTTGAGTTTCCCATTCTTCTACTTGTTTCATACGATATTTATATTGGTCTTCCAGACTACCTGTAAGCTTAGCCTCAATTCTTAATCTCTCAGTAGCCATTTCTTGAGAAATTTCTTTTCTTTGGCTTTCATATCTTTCATAATCCATTAACAAAGCATTGTAAGCATCACGGATTTTTTGAATATTACTTATTTCTTTTTTAGTTCCTTCTTCTTTTTCTTTTCTTAAACGTTCGTCCTCTTCAGTTAATTGTTTTGTAACAAGTGCGAGATATTTATTTAATATTGTTAACTTTCCTCTAAGCTCCACAATCTTTTGCTCAGCTTGTTTAGCTTTTTCAGAATTTTTAGTATAATCTTCCTGAGCTTTGTTATACTTATTAAGGCTTTCTGATAGCTCTAATATTTTTGGTTTAATTTGATTAATTCGGGACATTATTTCCCCAGCTTCAGCTCCACCTCCAAGAGGCATCCTGTATAATCTCTGTTGCAATTGGCTAAGTTCTGAATTGAGCTTAACCCATTTGTTATAATCACTCTCCCATTTTTTTCGTTCTTTTTCTGCTTCTTCTTTTCTTTCTTGTGCTAGTTTCTGTTCTAATTGCCTTTCTTCTAGTAACATTTTAATTTTTGTCTTTGTTTTCTCCATCTCAGCTTTAATTTCACGACGTTTTAATTCAAGTCTTGCATAAGTCGCACTTTTAGCTGCTGCTAATAACTCAAACTCCGCTTCTTTAGCTAATTGCAATGGTTTAGCTAAATCAATTTTTTCTTCTTTTTTTCTGAGTTCCAGTAGTTTTCTTTCAGTTTCTGTAATTGTGAATGTCCGTTTCTGTTGGTTTTCTATTCTAATTAATTGTCCTTCATAATCTATAAGCTTATCTAGCATTAGAGAAAACAATTTAAGTGGCACTCTAAATAAGGATGCTAGTGTGCCAATGACATGGGAAATCGCAGCAATTACAGGAGATATAGCTGAAATGGTCTTGAATATTATCCCAAATATATCAGCAACTAAACGAATAGCAGGAGAAATTTCACGCCAAATTATGGCAAAATTAGCACTTAAAGGCACGAGGTGTTCTCTTAAATAATTTGCCATATCCAGAATGATATTTTTTAAGGTTTCAAATAATGGCCTCAATCCAAACCTTTGTAGTAAACTAAAATAACTTCCAAATGTAGCAACAATGGCATCCCAAGTTTGACCAATTTTTTGAGATAAGACCAAATAGCCTAAGAAATGAGTATTTAAGAATTTAGCCCACTCATCTGCACTTGAGAGAAGTTCAACTTGTTTTTCATAATTCGGAATCATTGCTTTTGCTTGTCTTGCAAGTTCATTTCCCTGTCTTGTGATATGCTGAATAAAACCTCTGATTTCCTGATATATTTGTCCTTGTCTTTGAATATGAGGATTGGCTGCTTTAGCAGCAGCAGCAATAGCAAGCCACGCTTTACGATGTTCTTCAGATTGAACATTTAAAATTATTCCTTGGTCAGCTAAAGCCTTGAATGCTTCCATTAATTCTTCAGCCGTTCCAATGAATTGAGCATCTAATTTGACAGCCCAGGTATATACATCCTTTACATAATTAGATATTCGTTCCCATCCAGCAGACAAACTCTCTCCTGGTTTGGTTCTGATTAATGATATTAATCTAGCGGTTAAGGAAGCTACTGAAGCTTCAAACTCAGCAATCTTTTTAATTCCGCCTGTAATTGTATTGCTTAAAGCTCTCATAGCTCCCAAGAATAATACAACTGAGGCATATCCAGCAGCAAAAACAGCAAAAGTGCTTTTCCAGTTATTATAAAATCTAGATAATAATCCTTGTTGTTTGCGAATTTCAGTATTTAAATCCCGAATAGGCTTTTTAATTCGTTCAATCTTTTGAGGGGAAGGTGGTTTGCCACCCTCCCTCCATTGAGTAGTTATGGTGATACTTACATCGTAGCCCTTTGCCAATTGTCCTACCTCTTGCGTTTCATTTCTTCAATATCTTCTAATTCCTTTCTCTTTAACTCTCTTTCCAGTATCTCTAACCCTTTCCATTCGGTAAGACTAAGGTCATCCATTTGAAATCCACATCCCGAAAGTCTCAAAGTATGCAGCCAAATTATATGATTTGAAAATGTAAGCAATTCAGGTTCAAATTCTTTCTGCCAGTTATCAGGATTATCTGGGCAACCCTCACAAGCCTTTCCTTGCGAAATCTTATAAGCATCACAAGTCGCAGGATTACAGCTATGCTTTAAGAATTGCCTAATTATTCCCCCAAGCCTTCCTCCATCTCTGTCTCACCTTCAAGTATTAATCCAGCAACCTTATCAATTACAAATATCTTATGCCTGATTGGAATTAACGATTTCCAACTAGAGTATTTTTCACCTCGTTTATTACCAAGCTCTTCCAATTCCTCTTTAGTAACAGACATAATGTTTTTACCTTTGAAGGTATAGCCTTCTACTCTCTGGATTATCTTTTCATATAACCATTCGGCTGCTTCTGCACCTCTATCTTCCCATTTAAAACGCCTAAATCCACCTTTAAATTCAGAAATCTTGCGTCTATATTCTTTGTATTCTGAGGTCGTTGGCCTTCTTACATAGTGTTTTAACTGAAACTCCTCACCATGCTGATAATCTACCAAACTAATAACATCCTCATCCAAAGAGAGGTCAAATCCTTGTGCTGCCATCTTTACCTCCTTTAATTTTAAAATTAAGTAAACTTAATTACTAACTCATCATCTCCAGATTCACTTGCTAACTTAATCGGGATGTCCAATACTCTAATTCCTTCTCTATCACCATAAGCTAAACTACTTTCTTGAATTGATGGACAAGAGAAGATTACACGATTTCCACCTGAACTTCCAATTGTGCAACTCATAGCTTTTTCAGTGGCATTCTTCCAGATACCAAAGAAATCATAATTAGCAACTAAATCCATTTCAGGATTAATTCTTCCATTAGTATCTCTAGCTGTGATTGCGATTTCTCTCATTGCCTCCGAAGCATTTACATCTCTAATCTCTGCAATAGTATTTGCAAGGTCAATACTCACTGATTGCACTTTAGGCGAGTAAGAACCTAATACTAAACTGATAGACTCAACAATTGGCGGTTTGGTATCATCATAAACACCCGATACCATACTTGCATCTACAACATCCTGATAAAATCCTCTGAAAGTCCAGCTAATCCTAGGAAACGCACCTGCATCTAAAGTAAATACAGCACTACCTCTGCATCCAACTATTTTATGAAGCACTCCGTCAAAATAAACATAAATTGTAGCACTTTCAAAATTAGTGGATACAGGTTGATAAGATGCAGTTAAATCATTATAAGTGGTAGGTGTGCCAGAAGTAGAACCCCAAGTTACAGTCTCACTTAATCCACATGCCCTAAATAACACTCCAATTTCAGGAATGATTGCACTAGTAGATGTGCTTGAATTTGTGCCTGAACCTTTAATTTCTGTGTCAAAAGTTACTTCCACTGTTTTAGCACCAATGACATGAGGATATGGTGAAATTGAAGACCTAACAAAGTCTCTCGTTAATAAATCACCTGCTGGAGTTACAGTAGGAGCTGCACATAAAATTGCATCCGCAGTTGTAGGAGAGGCATCCGTTCCGTAGTTATCTTCAACCTTGCCTAATAAAACGCTCCTTCTAAGTAATAAGCTCATTTCTCTTTACCTCCTTTGCCTTTAATATTTTGTTTAGGTTCTTTTGTCTTAGTTATCTTAACCTCTTTATCTGCCTTGGCAGGAGTAGGTGAATAATGTCCTCCTGCTCTGCTTTGAAATCTTAATCGTTTTGCCATCTTTACCTCCTTACAAAGTAATTCTTTCTCTAACTCTTAATAAAATTTCTGTATAATGTGCAAGGATAGAACCATATATCCGATTTTCTACTATAGTTACTTCTGGTGGGTCTGAGTCTAAGCAAGTCCCATTTAAATTATAATTTGTCCTAAATGTTGAACATACAGTCTCAATCAAATCTTGAAAAGTTTTTTCAGTAGCACTTTTGTCTTTCAACGGATAGAAACCAATTATTTTGAAAGTATAATGCCTTAAATTATGTTCTGTCTCAAATCTTCTATCTTCTGTTGTGCTTATTCTGGTTATCATCCAACCATGTTTGGTGCTATCAGTTTTAAATAAATTGAAAAAGCCTTCCCAACTACTTTCATCCCAACGCAAATAATCATACACTTTACCTATTCCAGAAATATCTTCCATTATGCTCTTAATTTCACTTCTAATCGTGCTTAAACTCATAACACCAACTTACCTCTAAAAATGCAAATGTTTGTCAAATATTCTTCTTACTACATCTGGTAATCTACCTACTAAGACTGAATGGGATTTCTTAATAAAATGCTTTGCCGTAATCCCCCTCCGTCCTATTTTACGAGCAATCTTAGCAGAAACAGCCAAAGCAGGAGATAAACCTCTGAGCCTAACCCATTCATATAATCTTGAGCCTTCACCCCAAGGTGGCACTCCTGAATAATTCCTGCCATGTTGCTCATACCCATAAGCACCAGCAGGCACTCCATATTCAACTGCTTGTGCATATCCAGTTGAAACTTCTCCACCACTACTTCTTCTTGGTGATAATCCAGTCATTGATACGCCAAACATTATTGGATAACCATAAATAACTCTCTTCCCTATTGAACCTCTTAAACTACCAGAAGCCACTGGTGCATGTTCTTTCATTAATTCCCAGCTTAATTGAGTTGTTTGCTCAGTAGTTCGTTGCCCTGCTGTTAGAATACGATTTTTTATATCTGCTTTAATTTGCTCTAAAACTTTATTTATATTTTCTAACTTAGCTGGTATTCGCATTTCTCTTACCTTTTGTATGTTACTTGTAATGTGCCATCATCTGCACCTACTCGTATTGCTTTAAAATTCCGAATATTATTAGTTCCCACAATGGTAAAACTATCTCCAGCAGCTACATAATGCCCTGATGTGGCAGTTGGCGTTGAACCATCAATCCAATATCTAATTGCTCCACCACCTGTATCAAGAGTGCAAAAGGCAACTTTACAGTTGGTAATTTTACTACTTGTAAAGCCCACTGCTGTTGAGCCTACAGTAATTGTTTCCTTATCATAAGCATCATATTCTTCTATGGTTACTCCACCAATCATTTCTTCCTCCTAACTATGTTTTAAAATATCCACAGCCTTCTCTATTATCTCTTGTTCTGGAAGGCTTAATGTGCATTTAAATCCTAGATACCTATAACAATCAAATGGGTCTTTAACTCTACATTCTTCCATATTTGCATAAGCAAGTTTTCTCTTTTTCAAATTCCAGACTTCTTTTGGGCTGATACTGATTTTATAGCAAGGATAACATTCACATTTAGGACAGAAACCATAATGGTTTTCAAAATCACCCCCAAGATTTTCAGGTAATACTCCTGAATACATTATAAACTTAGGCGTATCAAAAGCACCCGAAGCATTGGTTATAGCGGATTCAGGCCCAACTACTAAATTGGCATACTTACACATTAGCATAGAAGTTCTTAACCCCCAAATACCTGCTACACATTTAACATTATCTGAACCAAATAATCTCTTGGTGCTAAAATGGGCATTACCTACTAAATAATGTTTACAATCAGGCACTTGCTTCATAATCTCTGTAATCCATATCGGTGCTCTTACCAATTGCTTCGCATTGGATGAGCCATATAACTGCCAAATCACAAACTTAGGATTCTCTTTTTTAAATTCATTAAGTAACTTTTCTTCTTCATCAGATAAATATAATTCAGGCTTGCCTTTATCTACTTTGTATCCTGCAACTTCCATAGTAACTCTATAATAATTCTTACCCTTATTTTTCTTTTTTCTTTCTTCTATCGGTGGTAAAGGAGCATCCGTTCTAAATAAATATTTGCTTTCTATTGTCCACCTTAAATCCACAATAACATCATATTCTTCATTCCATTTATTATAATAATATTCAAATTCCGTTTCTGTTAAATCATTTGGGAATACTCTGATATTATCAACATAAGGATTATTCCAAAATACATGCTGGTTTGACTGCCAAACAGCAACATCTACCTGCTCATAGCCATCCTCTTTCATTAACCTAGGCAATGCAGATGTATAAAGTGCATCACCTATGGCCATGTATCCTCTAAATATTATTGCCTTGCCTTTGCTCATCGTCTCTCTCAATCCATTTTGGTTTAGGTGGCTCTTGCTTTGGTATTTTTTCTAACTCTACATATATTTCTGTGAAAAATGAACCCACTTCACCCCTATCTATCCCTGGTCTGTCATGCTTAATTATTTCTAAATCAATTAACTTAAACGTTCCCCAGAATTTACGATTTGCAACTGGCCCTAAATTATCAGGCAAAAAGTGAAAGAACGACTCAGGAACGAACTGTCTTACATGCGATGGGTCAGCTATTGCAGCACGGCAAAACGCATAAGGAACTCTAATTATCAATCTGCCTCCAATTTTTAATACTCTATATATCTCACACATCAATTGTTCATAATTTTTGATATGTTCAAGGATATGGTTTGCAAGAATAAAACTAAAGGTATTATCTTTAAAAGGCAATGGACTTTCCAAATCTGCAACAACTCCATTTACACCATATTTAGCAGGTGGAATATAATCAGCATTGTAATCCAAATTCACCCATTCCTCTCCTGCTTTTGGTGCTAAACCACTACCTAAATTTAAACATTTTTCAGGAGCTTTAACAAAGTTAGCAATCTTTTCAATCCAAGGTTTAGGATTTTCAATAAAACTTTCAAATGGTATTTCTAAATAAGGTAAATATTCATTGCTTTCTCTGGCTTTATTTACATGATTTTCCCAAATTACTTTCCATTGATTTTTAGGCTTAATCCATCTAAATCTAACCTCTTTGCCACCAACATTATCTACTTGGTCAATACTATTAAAAACGCCTTCAAATTTTCTAACTATATGAATAATTCTAATTTCAAATAATCTCATCCAGAATGGCCATGTGTGACAAATCCTTGGGTCTTTAAAAAAATACATTGGATGTTCACTAAACTCATCCTTACTAGATATAAGAAATTCTTTAAATTCTTCAAATTGTTTTTCCATGTTAACATTGTTAGGCATTTCTGGTTTTAAATCTGCAAATATATCTCCTAAGAGAATGGAATTAGCTGCTATTGCAGTCTTCCACTCTCTGTGTAAACCTAGGTCGTCATATCCCAACACTGGCACTTTGAGATGTTCTTTGATTTGTTCAATTAGAAAGGTAGTTCCTGAACGAGGACATCCAGTAACAATGAAAAGAGTTGGAGAAGGGTTAATATATTCAAAATTCATTTTCACACCAGTGCCATTAAAAAAGCCAACCTGGTTTATATGAAGTAGCCTAGTTCTGCTATTAGAGGTCTTTGCCAATTAGTCCAGACTAGGCTACTCCGTTTTAATTATTCCCAAGTATAATCAACTTGTAATATTGCTATATCTGATTTTAAACCAGAACCTTCATGGTCAATACGGGCTACCAAAACTTCACCTTCATCCACAGTTACATCAGATGCTAAAGTTAATGCTTTGGGAACTTTAGCAGAAGCAGTCACGCCCGAAGTAAAAGCCAAAGTTGCAATATCAGTAGTGCCACTCCCATTTGTGCCCAAATTCCTCAACCTAACAGTGCAATAATTTGTATCTGCACCAGTTAAAGCACTCTTGAAAGTAACATAAGCCTTCTTCACCTTCATATCATTAGGTGCTCTAAACATAAGATTACTATCGGTATCAGCATTCGTGCCTCTACTTGCTACCTCAAACAATACCGATTGTGTATGAGAAGGAATATCACCTGCTATTATTTTTGCCATTGTTACCTCCTTATGTTAATTATGCCGTTAATTTTTAACCTACAGCATGTTTATAAAATGGCCTATAATCAAATACAGCTACACCCCAAATGTGCCTGATTTTATAAACAATTTTATCAGCATAGAATAAGCTACCAACTGAAGGCTGGTCTTGAATAAATATTTCAGGCTCTTCATTGCCATCCAAGAAACCAACAACAATTGTAGGACACATATTCGGGTCAGCCACAGCAATCCAATCATTAGCATCTGTCCATCTAGGCACTACGATATAATCAGTTTTAAATTTCTGAGGCACAATATTAGGAGTAGTTGCAGCTTCTGATGCACCACCACCAGAATAATATGTTGCAGTGTTTACAAACACAGGTGAATGACAGAGCTTAAATGCTGTATCTTCAAGGTCAAGTGGCACAATCAAGTATTTAGGATAAAGATTTAAATACTCCTCACTATTTCCATAAGCAGTCTGCTGTCCCATCGCTTTTCTGGTTGCCATAAAGGATGTTGGTGATAAAGCTGTAGAACCTAAATTACTATGGCTAGCATGGAATAAAGCAACATTATCATAAATGGTTGCATTATCCTTTAAAATATCATCAAATATGGCATTGTAGAGAGCCTGTGCAGCAGCTCTTGCTAACCGTTTAGGGATTTGTCTAACTGCAAGAATGTCATCATTCTTTATCATTTCCAGTGTGACCGATTCAAGGCCACCATATTTACCTACGGATAACTTCACTTCCTCATCAGTTGGCGAGGTAAGTTCTGTGTAGGTTGAACCTTGAGATACAGAAGGAAGCTCACCATACCCACCTAATCTAATCCAGTGCTGGTCTCTAAAATCAGGTAAAGGCACAATATCAGATACTATCTTTTTCCAGTCATCTAATCCAGATACCTTATATTCTTTTATAAGTTTCCGTCTTAAAGTATCGCCTAAAGCTTCTGCCCAATCAGAGGTTGTCAAGCTTTCAGTAATCCTTGCTTTACCCCTTCCTGCACATTCCTTAATTAAACCAGTTACCTTTCTATCACCAGTAAACCTGATATAAGCCTCTTTGATGCTATGAGATTTACCCTCTAATACATCCTCAATCATTTGCAATACTTTTTCACCTTCTGTATTGCCCGCTTCAACCTTGCTTGAAACTCCAGCTTCCTGCATAAACTTGGCTTCTAAATCTTTCATATTTCCGATAGCCTTGTCTATGTCTTCAGTAGAACTAAACTGCATGTTTCTGATTTGCTCTTTAGATACACTGGTCAAACCAGACTCTTTAAGAGCTTCTTCTAAGTATTTTTCTAATTTCAATCTGGTAATCTCATTTTTGAGAGCTTCTAAGTCTTGAGATTGTTTCTGAATTTCAGGATAAGCAGGATATTCATCTTTCTTTTTCTTTTTAGCCTCTTCCATATCACCATTAGGCTCGTTTTGAGTAGAAGCCTTTTGAGGTGCTGGATATTTTTCCGCAGGAGTAGGATACTCGTCTTTTTTCTTTTTCTTCTTCTTAGCCTCAACAATCCCTGTAATAAGGGCTTCAGCTAGCTCCTCTTTTCCTTCACTTAAAAAGCCAACACATTGAGTAATAATCTCCTTTAATTCGTCACGAGACTCTTTTATTATTTCCTCATCCAATACATTGCCAAAGATTGCAGAAACTACATCATCAGTAGCTTCTACCGCTTGTCCCTCTTGGAGACCACTTTTCCATCCTTTGATTGCCAGTAACATAGGGTTCATGCTGTTACCTCCTTTTCTATTTAATCCTTCTTTTTGCCCCTCTTCTTGCTTTCCAATACTGGCAGCAAGCCTAGATGCCACCATTCTTAAAAATCTGCCTCCTGCTGCTGGATATGTAACTAAATCAACACTATCC